GAATGGGTAAGGCTAAACTTCAAGCAGAATTAGGTGTTACTAAAGAAAAAGCTGTAGAATTATTTAACACCTATCACAGTAAAGTACCATTTGTTAAACAGTTAATGGAGAAAGCTTCTAACAGAGCACAGGATAGAGGACAGATTAGAACTTTACTTGGTAGATTGTGTAGGTTTCATTTATGGGAACCTAATCAGTTCGGCATGCACAAGGCATTGCCTCACGAAGAAGCACTCAGGGAACATGGACCAGGGATTAGAAGAGCATATACTTACAAATCATTAAATAAATTAATTCAAGGTAGTGCCGCTGACATGACAAAGAAATCTATGTTAGAGCTATACAAGGAAGGAATAATACCACACATACAAATTCACGATGAACTTGATCTGTCAATTGAAAATGACGCACAAGCTAAAAAAATTATTGAGATTATGGAACATGCTGTTACACTCGAAGTCCCAAATAAAGTCGACTACGAATCCGGTGACAATTGGGGGGAGATAAATGACTGATGGCTTATTTAAATGCAAACATACCTGTAATAGAATGTTACGTTCGAGGTAACTATCTTAGAGATCAACGAGATTCTCACGATAAATATTTTACGTGCACTATCTTTGGTTTTAGTTCTATCCCAAATTCTGTACCATTATTTCATTTTATGATGGAAGACGGTGGTCTATGGTGGCGAGCACCTATCTCAGCTTTTTGTAAAAAACCTAACGTTAAAGAACTTCCTCTTGATGAACTTATGATGTGGGACTGTTTTAGTTATAACGTAGCTGTTACAACTTTTTATGAATTAGCTGGTTGTAAAATGAAATACATATCAAGAAGAAAAAAACATAGAGAGGGAACATATTTGTTTACAATTGATTGGTGCGGTGGAGACTTTAATGAATTAAATTTTGGTTACTCAGAAAAACCAGATCAACATAAATGTGGACACGTAATAGAACTAGATGATGGAAACTATGCAATACAGCCCAATAACAGGTTAAAAGTATTTGATCCATCAATGGGTAATGATCCAAACAAAACCTTGATTAATAGGTTAGTAACTAG